GAATTCGTTGCTGTGCTTCGCGGGGCCGCCATGGCGGGGATCGGCCACGCTGAATACGCCCTGGCCAGGTGACTTCACACCGATGATCGCGCCCGCCGTATCTTCCATGCGGAGTACGCCGTACTGGCTGTACTGTGCGGCACCGGCAGCTGCACGAGGATCGGCGATCGAGAACGCACCGTTCGACGGCAACCCGCGCGACGTGATCGTGCCCGCAGGCCTGTCCCATTCGCGCACGCCGAGGAAGTCATTGTGTGCGGTGGGAACGATCAGATAGTCCCGGAGATGGCCATTTGCGATCGCCAGCTCATTCAAGCTTCGCCAGTCCTTGCCTGCTTGGACGAATGCCAATCGAACCCAGGTCTTCCAGTTCAGCCCGGGGATTCGGTGCATCGGGCCGGCGGCCATGTCGCCGGGAAGGTGCATGCGGTCCAAGATTTCACCGACGGCACGCAACGGACGCTTCGGCGGCTCATAAATGAATGGCGCGATCTTCTCGGCATGTCGTGCGATCAACAGGAACCGTTTCCGGCTCTGCGCGAGCTCGCCGAGCTCGCCGCAATCGTGCGTCGTTTCTCGGACCACGTAGCCATAGTGCCGCAACATGCCAGTGATCTGGTCCAGCAAGTGGCGACCGCGTGTAGCGATTCGAGGCACGTTCTCGAAAAGGATGACCTCGGGGGGATCATCAGCCCAGGCTTCCAGCATCAGCCAGACCCCCCGGAGAGTCAGGCGATTCAGTGCTTGATACTTGTCGGTCGTGCTGCGGGACTCCGAAAGCAAGCCGGAGAATCCTTTGCAAGGCGCTGAGAGAAACACGATGTTGGGCCGCTTGCCGTGGGCCGCCTCGCGCACGTCCTGGGGCAGCGCTTCAGCCCATCCAGGCGGCGGCTCCACGCCGTGGAATGCGGTGTATTGGCTGCGGTCAAACAGGTCGCGGACAGTGCCTCGAACGCCGGTCAGGCGACGGAAGTCCTCCGCGCCGGCGGGGTCAACGTCCAGGCCGCCCAGGCAGACCATACGGCCCTGCAGACCGGGTATCTCGGGGCGTGCATCCTGGAAGCCCGCAGCACCGCTGCCCAGACCGAAGAAGAGGTGGAAGTGATTGATGTCGAAAGTAGCCATGATGATTGTCCTTGTGGTGCGTGCCTGTCGACCGAACGAAGGCAGTATGCGAATTAGGGTTGCGTGATCGACCAGGCGGGCGCAGGCGGCGCTGCAGCCGGCGGGAGAACGTGATCGGGGATCGCGTGACGTGAGCGGGGTTGAGTGGGCGCAGGCATTACTTGGCCCTCTTGAAAACCCAGCAATGCACCGTCGACGCCTTGGTTGCGCCCGTTTGACTGGCGTTGGTGCGGATGCGGCTCTTGACCGTCTTCACGTCCAGGAACTTATGCCGGCGGCTCTGCCGCAGGACTTTCTTCAGGTCGCGCAGCGCGGGAACCTGTTGGCGACGTGTGACTGCGACCTCGATGTACTCATTGAGGTTGACGGCGATCTCTTCGGGGTTGCTGGAGTGATCGAGAATCGGCAGCAGCTCGTCGTCACCGTTGAGGTAGGAAAATGAGTCCCAGAATTCCTGGACCATCGGGTGATCGTCATTGATCACGACCTGGCGGGCGACTGCCATTTTCGCGACCTCGGCTAAGGTCTGTTCGTGCTGCTCGTCGGTCATCTTCACGACAAGGCGCAGCGCGTCGACCGCCGCCATGATTTTCGAATGGCACTCGATGAGGCGGATGACCTTGATGTCGCCACGGGCGAGAAGGTCCGCATGGTGAACCGAGGTCCGATCGCGGATGATTTCCAGTGCGCGCGCCTCGCGGCGGGTAGCTGCCAGGATAAAGCCCGATACGGATTCCATCGGCGCGGTCTTCAGCCAGGTGGCCGCGTCGAAAGTCGCCTTGTTCTGGCCGGCCCTGTCGAAATGAATATGGACGATTCGCGTCAGAATCGCCTCAGACGCGTTAACAGGATTGTTCTGTGCGATCACTACGCTGCCGCGAAACGGCGGCTCATAGGTGTCATTCCCGCCGTTGGCGACCCCGCGTGCGCGTGTGCTCCGGCCGTTGTACGCCGTCTTCAGTTCGTCCCAATCGAACGATTTGACGTGAGGGCCGGCCTTGTCCTCGCCGGTGCGCTCACGATCTGATTCGATCAGCACCACCGGCATGCCGGAAACCTTCGCCATGTTTCGCGCACGCGCGGCCGGCGTCGCCTTGGAGGGGTCGAAGCCCTCATGGTCGCGGCCGAACAGCTTCCACAGGAATTCGATAAGGGTGGTCTTGCCGGCTCCGGCATCGCCGACGATCTCCAAGAAAGGGAAGTCGCGGTACGTCTCACGGATCTGCTCGGCAAAAAGTGAGGCGAACCAAAAGGCCAGCGCCGCAACGCCCTTTGCCCCGAATGCCGCCCACAAGTGCGGAAACCAGGCCGACACATAGCCGGTCGGGTCGTCGTTGATGTGCATGTCCGAGCTGGCGAGGGTTTTTATCGATAGGCTGCCCAGGTCGAAATAATCTTCGGCGTTGGTCTTGTGGATGGTGCCGTCCTTTACCGCGATGTCACCGAAGATGTAGCAGCGCCAGTCTTTGCTATAGCCGATGTAGTCCAGCGTCTCGACGCGTTTGATGTTGTAGAGGCGGCGCTCCATCATCCTGTCAAGGTGCTGCGCAGTACCGCTGAACATCGCGCCAGGTGCGACGCCCAGCAAACGTTTTTTGAACTCTGCCGCCGTGCTGACCTGACTGGCCGTAAAGGTGTCCTTTACGGGCGGGCCGTCATGTGGAAATTCCACGCGGAAGTAGTACCAAGATTCGTCCGTCAGCTTGTTCTGCTGGAAATAGAGCGGTTGCGGGTAGCAGTTAGAGATGGGCCGAATGCCGCCTGACTCACGCAGCGCCCGCTCCCGCAGCTCGGATTGTTCCAGCCCGCCGACCTCTTCGCCGATGCGGTCCATCGCCTTGTGATATGCGTTGAGGTCGATGCTGAACCAATAGAGCCGCTTGCCGAACTCGAAATCGAATTCGGTGCGGCTGTTGTCGTGTTCATATATCAGCAGCGCCTTTTCCGTGGCGCTTTCGGCCAACAGCACCGCACCATGATGCAGATACGTCTTCAGACCTGCATCGGACAGGTGCCGCTTGGTGGAATCGTCGCCCGCGTTTCGGTCCAACAGGAAAAGGTCGTTCCAGTCGCGTTTGACCTTGCCCTGCGGAATGATCGCCGCGGTGCACGTCCATCCATCCTGCCGCGCGCGCCGTACATGCTTGCGCGTGAAGTCACGGCCGGCTTTGTCGCCGTCTAATGCCCAGACCAGGTGCGGTTGGCTTTCGCGGCTGTCGCGCAGCACGCGTAGCGCGGCGCTGGGGTAGTTGTTGCAGGAGAGCAGCGCAGCGGCAGGGATGCCGGCCTGGCACATGGCGATCGCGTCGAAGATTCCCTCGACCAGCCACAGCTTGGCGACCTTGGTCGGGTCGACGGACGGCGGAATCCACCATTCGCCCATGTAGCTGCCGCCGTACATGAAGCGAGCCTTCTTCTTGCCGAACCGGCCAGGCTCGTCGATCAGTCTTTCCCACCAAGTCTTGCCCACTTTGAAACGCACCGTGGCCGAGCCGATGTTGCGCTGCTGGTCCCGGTAATACTCCTGCGTGTAGGTGCCTGCGATCTTGGACAGATCGAAGCCGCGTGCGTGTACCAGGTAGGCATCAGCAGCGGCATTCGGATTGGTCTTCTGTTCTTCCTCGTACCGCTTCGACCAATGGTCGAAGATGTCGGACAGCAGCTCCTTTACATGACCTTCCCAGCCGCAGTTGTTCAATCGACCGCAGCGAAGCACCCAGGGATGCTCGGCGTTCGTGTACAGCTCCTTCTTGTTGCAGGCGGGGCACAGGCCTTGACGCAGCCAGCCGGCGCGTTCCTTGAAGCCGTAGGGCTCCAGGCGCGTCAGTACTTCTTGATGAATATCGGGCTTCATAGCGGCCTTGTTGTGATTTCAGGTAACCGGCGTACTTCGCTACGGCTTGCTGGTGCCAGCGTCAGGGGCCATCAAGCACGCCCGCATTGCGTCCATGGCTTCCGTCGCGGATGGGTATTCGTCAGCCGCTTCAAGGTCCTGATCTGGGCGCACCCAAAACGCAGGGCCCTTGGTCGGCCTTTCCTGAAGAAAGCACTCCGGGAAACCGTGCTTGACGCCGAACCGCCACCGCTCCGCGTCGAGCTTCTGCATCGCCAATTCCGTCTCCAACGTCGGCACGGACAGGGTGTCGGAGCCGGGTTGCTGGTCGATCGCGTGGGCGAAAAGCGCCTGCAGGTGTGCGGTGATCGACATGCGAGCCGCGACCAGGGCGCGCAGCTGCTGATCACTCTGGGCTGGGTAGGGCATGGCGCGATACGCGTTGATCAAGCTCAGCAGCTTGTTAAGCCATGCAAGGTGGTTGTCCATATCAGTCGTCCATGTCGGCCGCGCAAGCACGTTTGAAGTCGTGCCGCGGCGCTTTCGGTTGGTGGGGGTGAGGTACGGACGCAGGGCTAGCTGCCGTCGCGGCCGTCGCGTCGAATCCGCGCTCTATGGCCTCGGCCTGAATGGCAAGGCAACGTGCGAGCAGGGGGCTGCGCAGGGCGTCATCA